ATGGGTCAAGTGTCAGCCGCGCTTCACCGCCGCTGCGACTTGGTATCACGACCGCGTTAACGGCAAGTGACCGCCACGCCTTCCACAGACAGGAGTATGCACATGGACAACATCACCAGACTTGAAGCCGAACTTGTCGCAGCGGATGAAGCCGAGGCTGCGGCATGGAACCGTATGGACAAGTGCTGCAAGGTGGTCAAGGCTAACATCGCGGACGCTATCGACGCGCATGAGGCGGCTTACCAGCGGTTGCTTAAGGCGAAGGACGCTGTGGCTGCTGCCAAAAACACAAGTTCTTGGCAGTCGGTGCGGAACTTGCTGGCAACGCCGCCTCGCGCGCCGTGACCGCCACCGCCTTCCGTGCCGCGCTCGCCCTCGCTGGACTCACACAGCGAGGTGCAGCGCGTGCGCTTGAAATCAACGAGCGCACGGTGCGCCGATACTGCGCCGGATACCCTGTGCCGCGTGTGGTCTGGCTTGCGCTGGAGAGGCTTGCAACGCGCCCGTGACGAGTCTAGAGTCGTGGTATCCTCATGGGGGACGCTATGGCTTCTCACGAAAAAAACGCCGCGTTGTTCGTCGGAACGCTGCTGCACAGCGCGACCATCACGCATCTCCAGCACCTCGCCACCAAGTCCTTCGCGCAGCACATGGCGTTAGGCGAGTACTACGATGCCATCCCCGACCTCGTAGACGCCTACGCCGAGGCGTATCAAGGCCGCTACGGCATCATCACGGGCTACGATGTCGAGTTCCACAAGAACTCTAATCCGAAAGCATACGCGAAGGGGCTGCTGACCTTCCTCGACGAAATCAAGCCCGCGCTCCCGAAGGACAGCGACCTTGTTAACCTGTTCGATGCCGTGGTCGATGCGGTGACGAGCCTTAAGTACAAACTTGAGAACCTGAGTTAACAATGGCCTCGCCTAAGCCGTCACGGATTGCCGCCGCGCTGCAATACCTCGACAACCTGCGTCGGCAGATAGCCAGCACGCAGGGCATGGCGGTTCCCGATGAGTACGGGCAGCGGTTCGGCGCACCGGGCGAACCAGTCCCGAGCATGAACCAAGTAGGCCAATCGGTCAGGGGCGCAGCCGAGCGCATGACGAGCCTTAACGCTCCTGCCTCGCAAAGCGCGGGCGACACGGCACTAGACATCGCCGCAGGCTTTACCCCGTTGCAGTACCCGCAGGCTGCGCGTGACTTTGAGCGGTCGCGGCGCACGGGCGACAAACTCGGCATGGGGCTGGCTACGCTCGCCGCTGTGCCTGTCGTGGGCGGCGTGGCGAAGGCGGCGGGGGGATTGCGAAAGTTCGCGCCATATGAACAGCCAATCGTAAAAGCGGGCGAAATGGTTGACGGTCTTGTGGTAAGAAAAGACATTCCCAATATTGCATCAATCGCTGCGTCTTTTGACGATTACGAAGTTTTGCCGGGGATTAGGTCAGTCCCAATGAGCGACTTTGACCCGGATTACCTCAACAGCATTTCAATGGATAAACTTGACGCTCGGACGCGAAAATTGGCTGATGAAATTGGGCAGTCAAAAGAACTTAACCCATTAATTGTTGCTTATGACGATGAAGGCGCATATATCGTTGAAGGCGGGCATCGTTTTGATGCTTTGATTGCAAGAAAAGCAAAAAGGCTTCCTGCAATGGTCGTGATTGATAAAAGTGCAGGGAACTGATTATGCCTTCCACCAGCGACAAGCAACGCAGGTTCATGGCAGCAGCCGCCCATGACCCCGCTTTCGCCAAACGCGCAGGGATACCCCAGAGCGTAGCCAGAGACTTCAATCAAGCAGACAAGGGCAAGAAACTGGCAGAGGCATTGAAGCGGCGCGGTGAACAGAAGTAAACTGTCCGCATGGTTAACACAGGTTCTTATAAAAAAGGCAAGAAAGGTGGCCCCGGCAGACCAAAGGGCGTGCCTAACGAGTCAACGCAACTGGCAAGAGAGGCCATAGCGCGATTCGTAGACGGCAACGCGGGTCGGTTGCAGGGCTGGCTAGACGAGATACACGCCAAGAAGGGCGCAGAGGCGGCGTTCAAGTGCTTCAGCGACCTCCTTGAGTACCATGTGCCGAAACTCGCCCGACACGAACACAGCGGGCCGGACGGCGGCAAGATTGAGATTGAGGCGACTTGGGGCAAGCCCGAGTGAAGCAACGGGTAGAACTCCCGTATCGCCCCAGACGGGCTTTCCTGCCGTTCCATGAGCGCACCAAGCGGTGGGCCTGCCTCGTCGCGCATCGAAGAGCAGGAAAAACAGTCGCAGCGGTTAACGACATCATCCGCGCGGCCTTCATGTACCGGGGGCCGAACGGCCTCTTCGGCTATGTCGCCCCGTACCAGAACCAAGCACGCCGCATCGCGTGGGACTACTTCAAGCACTACGCCCAGCCGCTTATCAGCGACACCAACGAGCAGATGATGACCATTACCCTTGTTAACGGGGCGAAGGTCAGCCTGTTCGGCGCAGACAACGCGGATGCCATGCGCGGCCTCGGCTTCAGCGGCGTGTACATGGACGAGTACGGCGACTTCAAGCCCTCGGTGTTCGGCAATGTGATACGCCCCGCGCTCTCGGACAAGCAGGGCTGGGCGGTGTTCGCCGGAACCCCAAAGGGCAAGAACCAGTTCTGGGACATCTACGAGACGGCGCGGCGCATCCCCGACGAATGGTTTGTCCTGCGCCTCCCAGCCAGCGAGTCGGGCCTCTTGCCGCAGGGTGAACTCAACGCAGCACGGGCGCAGTTGTCCGAAGACCAGTACCTGCAAGAGTACGAATGCAGTTTCGAGGCGGCTATCCTCGGCGCGTTCTACGGCACGGAGATGCGACAGGCAGAGCCGCGCATCAACGAGCGTGTGGTCTACGAGCCGGGGCATCCCGTCCACACCGCGTGGGACTTGGGCTACCGCGACGACACCGCCATCTGGTGGTATCAGGTCGTGGGCGGCGAGGTGCGCGTCATCGACTTTTACGCCGTCTCGGGCGCAGACATCCGCGCCATCGCTGAAGTGGTCGTTAACAAGGGTTACACCTACGGCAAGCACTGCCTGCCGCATGACGCGCGCGCCAAGAGCCTCCAGACGGGGCGCAGCATCGTCGAGCAGTTGGCTGACCACCTCGGCATCGGCAACCTCTCGGTCGTGCCTAACATCGGCTTGCAGGACGGCATCCAAGCCGTGCGCCAGATGCTGCCGCGCACATGGTTCAACTCCGTGCGCTGCGGTGATGGGGTGGAGGCTTTACGGCAGTATCAACGGGAGTATGATGAGGACAAGAAAGCGTTCAGGGCATCACCCCGACACGATTGGACATCACACCCTGCTGACGCTTTCCGAATGTTGGCGGTTGCGTGGAGGCAGGAGCCTGCCGCGCAGAAGCCGTTGGAGAGCAAGGTGCTCATCGTTGGGCCGCAGAATCAGGTCACGCTCAACGACATGTGGCAGGTACACGACCGAAGCGTCTCTAGGAGGGCGCGCATATGAGTGGCGTAAGCAATCCGTATCAGTATCCCTACGAGACGGTGGCGGCGAGCCAGACGGCACAGGTGCTTGGCACCAACGGCGCGGCCAACGACTACCTGCACCGCATCGTGGTGACGGTATCAACCGCGCTGACTTCAACCGTCAGCATCATCGACGGCAGCACGACCGTGCTTGCCATCCCGGCTAACACGCCAGTCGGCGTCTATAGCCTTGAACTCAACCTCAACGCGGCCACCGGCCCGTGGAAGGTGACGACGGGGGCGGGCGCTGCCGTGTTGGCGGTCGGCCTGTTCAGCAAGTGAGAAAGGCCGGACTCTACGCCAACATCCTAGCCAAGCAGGAGCGCATCAAGGCGGGTAGTGGAGAGAGAATGCGTAAGCCGGGTGAGCCGGGTGCGCCGACTGCAAAGGCGTTCCGCGAGTCTGCCAAGACCGCCAAGCCGGAGAACAAGAAGTGAGCGCAGCGTGGCAGCGTAAGGAAGGCAAGAACCCGAAGGGTGGCCTCAACGCCGCTGGCCGCGCATCGTACAAGCGTGAGACGGGCGGCACGCTGAAGCCCCCGGTCAAGAAGGGCGACAACCCGCGCCGTGCATCGTTCCTCGCTAGGATGGGCAATATGCCGGGGCCGATGGAGAAGGGCGGCAAGCCTACCCGCCTTGCGCTTGCGCTGCGTGCGTGGGGCGCGTCGAGCAAGGAAGATGCGAAGGCGAAGGCCCGCGCCATCTCCGCGCGCAACAAGAAGGACTGAACATGGACGAGCGCGTCAGCCAAGAACTTGAGAAGTACCTGCGCGCTGTAGGTACCTACGACAACGAGTTTGCCAAGTGGCAGGCGCGCGTCAAGAAACTCGTCAAGCGGTACCGTGACGACACCCGTGGGCAGTCGGGCAACGAGACGGCGAAGTTCAACATCCTCTGGAGTAATGTCCAGACGCTGATTCCCGCCGTCTACGCCAAACTGCCGAAGGCTGATGTGCAGCGCCGCTTTGGCGACAACGACCCC